CAACACCATCCGATGTACCGTTCATTGTAATCTCTGATCCAGCTGGTCTAATTTGATTTATACCTATACCTACGCCACCACCGTGTTTAGCTAATAGCATCATCTCTAGGTTTTTTTGTCCTATGTCTTGTATACTATCAGCTACATCAATACCAAAGCAAGAGATAGGTAAACCTCTCTCTGTACCTAGGTTTGATAAAACTGGCGAAGCTAAACATAACCAACCATTCCATATATACTCAAAGAATTTTTCTTCAAGCTCAGGCTTTTTAAGTCGCATTGCAGCTGTTTTAGCTACACGTTTGTAAGCTTCTTTAGGTGTCTCTCCGTTATAAAGATAACCACCAGTTATTGTTTTTTTATACACATCAGCGTCTGCCCACTCTGGGTAGTCCTGACCTTTTATCCATCTGTTACTCCACATATATTACCTACCAAATATCTTCGAAATCTTCGCCTTCGTTCGCTTTGCTGTAGTCTGTTGGCCTAATAGCAAAAAAGTCGGTATGAGTATGCCCGCCAGTAAGATGATAAAACCAATCCAGGTTTTTCGCGGCTTTTTTGTCGTAGTCGAAGAGCTCTTCATATCCGAGTTCCTTAAGTTTCTCATTTGTTCTTCTTCTTATAAATTGTTTTAAATCATAAGCAGTTAAGTTTTCCAGATCACCCTTCTCAAACATCTTGTCTATATATTTTTCTTCTAATTCTAGCATTGTCATAGCTGCATCATGAACATGAGGTTTACAAGCTTTACGCAATAGTGGTTTTTCTTCACACATGTGATTAAACAACTTGCAACCCATTTTACTATGAAGCGATTCATCTCTAACAGACCACTTCATTTGTTGACCGACACCTTTTAACAAGTTTCTTAGTTGAAAGCTATATAGTACCGCAAACGCAGAGTATAAGCTTACACCTTCAGCAAATGCACTAAACACTGCTAAAGATTTACCTATCTCTATTGGATCTGTACCATCATAACTAACTAAGTTATCGAACCTTTCTGCTGTAGCAGGTTCGTGTAAAAACGCTTCAAAGTCTTCAAGACCTAGCGTTTCGTTTAAATAGGAATATGCTACTGCGTGTATTGTTTCTTGACTTCCAAACATCATAGACATCTGTTGTATCTCATGTTTAGGAAACCAACCAACAACTTTCTGTGTCCAGTAATCTGACACGGCACACTCAGTTTGAGCAAACCCTAATAATATGTTACCAACTAAATGCTTTTCTTCTTTAGTAAGTTTTTCGTTCCAGTCTTTCACATCACCTGACATAGGTATTTCTGTGTGTAACCAAAACGCTTGCGCTTGTGGTAACCAACCTTCTGTATAGTATTCTGGATACTCAAAAGGTTTATATGCAATTCTTTTATCAAATAGTCCCATAATTATTCGTAGTATAAAGATAAACAAATATCAAATAAGAATACATACAACACGTGATCAACTTTTAAATTATCGTTATCAATGTACTGCCTGTATCCTGCTAAAAACCCTGGATAAATTCCAAAGCTTAATTCCCAACTAATTAATTTCATCTTCCTTGTCCTCTGTAGCTAGACCCACTATAATACTTACCGTTTATATTTTTTGTATTCCTATTTTTAGAGTGAATACCTGGTCTTTTCTTTTTAGGTTTAAACCTATACGCTTGTAAGTTTAATGTTCTAGCCATGTTTTATTAATTTAACAACTTCATCGCACTCGTTTTGTTTTTGAGGTTTAAATAACCTCACTTTAGGGTAGTTATCAGCTATAACTTTTTTGAATAACTTCCAACGTAGTGGAAATGATTCATTAGCTCTACCCTTACATTCAATAATAAAATTCGTGCCTTCAAAATCTGGTGTATAATTTATAGATAAAACCTTTTTGTTTCCTCTATCAATCATATCACCTTTACCGTTTGATTGCCTTTCATATGATGAATTTTTTAATTCAAATGAAGGTTGTAATTCAAACGAACGTTTCTCGTACTGAGCTTTTATCTTAGCTTTCTTTAAAGCTCTATACATATAGGCTTCAAGTCCACTAGCAAACTTAATCCCATCAACAGTAACTTTTTTACTGACGACAGGACCTCGTTTTTTTCTTCTAATTTTTCTCCTCATCTGGATAACTATATATTATTTTATCTCCTAAACATTTCTTAGCAGCTTGTATATATAACAATGCATCCATTATCTCTTCTTGAGTATCATCTAAAAAATCATTAAGATCTTTCATGCCTTGTTCGACCTCACTGGTCATCGTTTGGCCATACTTTTTTTGGCCAACTAAACTTCTTTCATCCATCTTCTTGATGACGTCAAGAACTATTTGATCTTTAGTATTAACCTTCATCTTTTACAAATGTACCGTTAATCATTTTGCCTTTTCTCTTAGCAATAACATTATATGCTTCTGCTATACACGTTTCAATGTGTACACCATTTAAATGTGCTAAGTTAGTTAATACTACAACCATATCACCAATAGCATCTATAACTTCTGGCTTATCGTTTTCTAATGTAGCTTTAGCTAGCTCACCCATTTCTTCTTGTAGTTTGATTAATTGAGTTTTTGAATCGCCTTCAGCGTATATACCTCTCTCTTCAGCCCAAGATCTAATACTTTCAAACATCTTAAGAGGTTTTTTAGAGCATTTAACACTAGGTTTACTAGCAAATACTGAAAACGCTTTGTTATATATGTAAGATCTGTTAGGATTATACATAGAAGTTTTAACGTTTTTCATTATCCATTGTATTGTATCACTGTCTATTTTAAATCGACCGTGATCTGTTTCCCACTCCATACCGATAACATCGTGTAATCTACCTTTTAGTCTATCGATAGGTACTGGAAACGTAGTAGTTTGTTCTGTTACGTTTATTTTCATTTTGGTTTTGGGGTTTAAAGTTTTATAAAGTCTATGGTCAACCTTGTAACCATATTCTTTTTGTAATTCTAATTCTCTATTAGAAACAACATCTATATCTTTATGTGTTTCTAGTATTTCGTATTCGTCAGGTGCATAACCTTGTTGTGCAGTGACCCGGTTATTAAGATCACACGTCACACCAATCTTTTTACCTGGTATGTGATAAATGTAGTATATCATAATTTGTCATTATATAAATGCATGTTATGTGCATGATGATAATACCATCCGACCTCCTTATTTACATCCTCTGAGACTTTCTTTTGCAACATACTGAAACAGTATTGATCGTTACAAAAGCCGTACCAGAGATCATTAGATCGCATGTACACAGACATACATAGTTTATCATTTATTATTGTAAACTGAACCGCATAAGTACACGGTGTATCATACATATATTTACTACTAGCTTCTTTGCCGTCGTAAATTGATATAGCAGCGTGGCGTGTATCAGGTTTATCTCGCAATTTATTAACAATATAATTTAATTGTCCATTACGTTTCCACTGATAACCATAATTACTATTTACGTTACCATTATCATCCGCCATACGCTCCCATATAGGAGGTACTTTACCGTAGATCTCACCTAGTTTATCTATGTTCTGATCGCCTGATAAATACCATTGCCATTCGGCATCTGCATATTCATATTTCCAACCACGTTCTTCATTTACTATGTGGTTATCTAATGGGTTTTCTATATAAAACCCACAGTTAAATATAGCTTTTGTATTATCAAAATCTATACCCTTTCTAATTATCAAATCGTGATAATAATTAAATGCGTGATTTGCGTTATAAAATCTTTTCATTAGCTCCATGGTAATTCTTCCTCAACTGGTTTCTCATCAGGTATATAACAACCTGACTTTGGCTCCCATTTAAAAAATGCTTCAGCACCGTTTTCACCTAAGTTTTGGAATTTAACTTTTAATACTTTTACTTTTGTGTTCTTAGCCTCATAGTCTCTGTGTACTAACAAGCCGTGATAACTTGCATCATACCACTCACCACCACCTTTGATGTTATACATAGTTGGCTCTTCAATTTTACCATCTTGTGTTCTATACATCTTAGTAGGGTGTGCTACTATAATAACTAATACATCATATTTCTTAGCAAAGACTTCTATTTCAGTTAGATAATCTAATGTATATTTATTAACATCATCAGATTTACAATCAGTATTTCTAACTTTATTAAAAGGATCAATGACTAAGCATTTAATACCTTTACGTTTAACAAGCTCAGCACCTTTTTTAAGTACTGACTTGAGGTCATACTTGTCCATATCAATAAAAAAGAAGTTATCGTCTACATGTGATGACACATGTTTCCAAGTCTTATTATCAATATCAGAGGGTAATGGCAGATCCTGCCAAAACTTACGCATTAATTTATGTGCGTGTAAAAAGGTTGGTTGGTTTTCCGGGGAAGCGTATGCTGTTTTCCAGCTGTACTTTTGGTTATATCCAACAACCATTTGGTCTACAAAGTCAGACTTACCTGACGACGGTATACCTGTTACAGTTATAAATTGACCTGTATATGTACTAAATACTTTATCAAAGTTATCTAAACCTATTTGATATCCAGGTTTAAAACCATGTTTGACAAAGTCTTTTAGTT